GTTCCGCCCCACGTTTGGGCCGTCTCCTCGGCCACGCCAGACAGCATGATGGCGGGAAACCAAAACGCGGGATAGCGGCCCCCGTAGGCCGCTTTGACCCTGGCTGCATTCGCGTTCCACTCGTCGTCCGAGCGGCTCGATTTCATTAGCGCGACCACCTCTTCTTCGCTCATTTTCGCCCTCTCAATTTAAGAACCGATCACATGCAGAAATTTTAGTCTTGAGGCCAGAGAGAGCCGCGGCTAGAATTTCTAGTGTCGAGAGACCTAGGCTGGAACACAGCCGAAGTAACGCACGTGGAGTGGACGATCAGACCTGCGGGGATATGCGGTTGGGTTAGAAAACCCGTAAAATCCTCGTGTGAGGAAGCAGGCGATAACCAAGCCAATGTCCTCGCGGGCAGCCACTGTGAAGCGTGAAGTCGAAGAGGGCTTGCTCCTTCTGGCAAATCCTCGGCCTTTAGGTCGAGGAGCATGTTAAATGCAGAACGTCTCCGCGCTTCAATTCTCGCATCGAAGGCCTCGCGCTTTAAGCGCACTCCTTTGGCCATTGTCCACCCCTCCTTAGCAAGAACAAAGACATGCAAAACGTCTCCGCGCCCCGCTTGGCTGTCGGGGCCGGCGGAGCCGTGCCCGCCGGCCTTCCGAGCGGCTTTTCCGACCCCCACGTGCCCGCGCCTGCGCCGGTCGCGCCCGAGGCGCCCAAGGGCGCGCCCATCCACATGCTGTGCAAGTGGTTCATGGCGCACCAAGAACAGAAAATGAAGGAAATGCAAGAGCAGCGCGAGGCGCGCCGCTACATGCATGGCGTTCAGTGGACGGATAGCGAACTCAAGGCATTGGATGAACGCAAACAACCCGCGATCACCAAAAACCGCATCGCCAAGAAAATTAACGGGATCGTCGGCCTTGTCGAGCGATTGCGCCAGGATCCGAAAGCGTTTCCGCGCAATCCTGGCCACGAAGCCGGAGCCGATCTGGCCACAGCCGCCCTGCGCTACGCTTGCGACAACACCCATTTTGCCCAGCTTCGCACGGAGGTCTCATTTGACGTGGCTGTCGTCGGCATCGGCGGCATTGAACTGTCAGTCGAGCCCACCGACGAAAACTCTTATGACGTGACGCATGAGCGCATTGCGCCGGAGACGTTTTTCTACGACCCCCGCAGCGTCAAGCCCACGTTCTCGGATGCCCGCTTCAGGGGCATTTATAAATGGATGGATCTCGACGCTGCGATTGAGCTGATGCCGGACCAGGAAGAGGCGCTGCGCGCCGCCCTCGACACCTCCGGCGGCGGCGAGTCCGAAGGGCTGAAGGACTGGGAAAAGAACTGGTACGACACCCGCCTCCAGCGCGTGAAGATTGTGGAAATCTGGTATCGCTGGCGCGGGACGGTGTGGTTTGCGATCCACACGGGGGACAAGATCCTCGTCGAAGGCGAGTCGCCGTTCAAGAATGATCGCAACAAGGCGATCGACAAATATCAGGTCATTTCCTGCCACATCGATCAGGACGGCGATCGCTACGGCTTCATTCGCAACTTGAAGTCGCCTCAGGACGAAATCAACCACCGTTCGTCCAAGCTCCTGCACCTGATCAACGTCCGGCAGGTCAAGGCGCGCACGGGTGCTGTCCCGGATATTGAGACGGCGCGGCGCGAGTTGAACCGCCCCGACGGTTGGGTTGAGTACGACGGCAACGCCGACGACTTGGAAATCATCTCGCCCGCGCTGCAAATGCAGGGACAGGCCGAACTCCTCCAGGGCGCGGTCGATGAAATCGAGAACTTCGGGCCGAACCCGGCTCTCCTCGGGTCTCAGGGCGTCGGGGATGCCTCGGGCCGCGCGATCCAATTGCTTCAGCAGGCCGGCATTGCCGAGCTGGGGCCGTTTATCGTGCGCCTGCGCTCGTGGGGCCTGCGCTGCTACCGGCAGACATGGAACCTGCTCCAGCAATACTGGACGACTCAGCGCTATATCCGCATCAGCGGCAATCCCAAGCAGGTCGAATTTATCGCCATTAACGCCCCGCACGGCGTCGATGAATACGGGCAACCCGTGATCGCCAACGCGATCGGGGAACTCGATGTCGACATCATTTTGGACGAGGGGCCGGACACCGTCACCCTGCAGCAGGACGTGCTCCAGCAGATCACGGCCTTGGCCGGCTCCGGCGTGGCCATCCCGCCGCAAGCCATCATCGAAATGTCGGACCTGCCACCGGAGAAAAAAGAGCACCTCCTGCACTTGATGCAGCCCGATCCGGCCATGGGTCAGATGCAGCAATTCCAGATGCAGGCGGAGATGCAAAAGCTCCAACTGCAAGGCCAGGCCCAGCAGATGCAGGCCGAGCAGGCTGCCATCCAAGCCCAGCTTGAAATGCGCCGGTTCCAATTCGAAGAGCAAAAGATGATCCGCGATCAGGAGATCGCCGCCCTGCAGCCGCCGGTCGATCCGATGGCGGACCTGCATCTCAAGGCGCAGTCTGAAGCCGTGAAGGCCCAGAATGAGGCCGAGAAGCGCGCGCTCGACGCTGAGAAACTGCGCTTTGAAATGGAGCGCTGCGCGAACGACGCCGCCCTCCAGCGGGAGCAGATGGCCTATCAGGCCGATCAGGCTGAGCGCGAGCGGCAGTTGAAAGTCTTTCTGGCCGACATCGCGCACCAGGCGGCAGCCCAGTCTGAGCAGGCGAAGGCCGCTGCGGCTGCGGCGCAGCCCGACAAGGCCGACACCGCCGCGCCGACGCCGGCTCTTGAAGCTCTTGCGGAGCGGATTGAGCAGCAAGGCTCGGCGCTGGAGCAATTGATTGCGCTGGCCTCCGCGCCAACGGTCATCAAACGCGCGCCGGATGGCACGGTGCTCGGCACGCAAAAACAACTGCCCGGCAGCGCCGGCTAACCCTCTCTTTTCTCATCCCTTCCGCCCCGCTCCGGCGGGGTTTTTTATTGGACCCCTCCATGACACCCGAAAAGCTTACCCCGGCCGAGACCCTCGGCGCGGGCCTTATCGCTCGCCCGGCCCTGACTGAGGGACTCGTCCCGGTCGGTACGTTCACGATGGAGCATATTCGCGACGGCGAAGTGATCCACAGCGAGACGTTCAAGAACCTCGTCACGACCGAGGGTAAGAACGCGATGCTCGACAAGTTCCTCGGTCTCGGCTCCGCGTATGCCGGCATCTTCCTGGGCCTGCATACGACCGTTGGAAATGCCGCGTCGACCTATGCGGCGCCGTCGCCACAAGTTGAAAGCACGGTGTCGAGCCGTGTTGCTCCCTCGTTCTCGGCCGCCTCGGCTGGCTCCAAGGGAACGTCCTCCGCAGCGTCGTTTTCCATCACCGGCACGGCCACGATCATCGGCGCGTTCTGCGTGCTCGGCCCGGCCGGCACCGGCACGGCCGGCAATACCGCGTCGGGCGGTATTCTGCTCTCGACGGGGTCGTTCTCCGGTTCGCGGGCTGTCGTCAATCTCGACACAATTAATGTCACATGGTCGCTCGCTCTGTAACAGGGCGACTTGACGTTCACGAACCTCCGGGAGCGCTTTAATGCCGAATAATTCTCACACCATTATGATCTGCACGGAAGCGCTCCGTCAGGACACCAACAATATGTGGCGGGGGCTGTCGAACCCCCTCAACATTCCCTACGACGCCTCACCAACAAATGCCGTTCCGGGCACGCACGGCGTAGCGCTGGCAACGGTCCTGAATTCCACGACTCCCTGGACATCCACGCCGACGCATTGGCTCGCCTCGGCGTGGGAGTTGCCCACCTTCGCCGACCTTCTGGCCAGCCTGAAAGCCGGCAACATCACCTCGCGGGATTGGGCACCCTTCAACCTCAATCAGCAGCGCGCGCGCACGGCGGGGCAGTCGATCTACAGCCGGACCGTCGATTGGACCGGACTTGAAACCGATCCCGACGCTTCGGAACAGCGCAGGCTGATCGTGCGGGGAAACCTTGCCGCGGCCCTGACCGAATTGGGACTCTTCCAGATCCCCGATAAGCCCACGCTTATCCCGTAAGTTAGAAGGCGGACCGTTCGATGGCCTTTGGCGCTTTTAAAGGGTCATTGAGCGGCACCGCCGCATCCATCACCAACCCGTTTGCGATCTCGACGGGCGGTCCTGTTACGGTTGCGGTTGGCGATCTGGTTGTTGCCGTCCTGGCGCAGCAAACGGCGCTCACCGTCACGGCCGTTAGCGACAATCTGGGCAACACGTATTCGGCACAGAACGCCGGCACGGATAGCGGCAACGCGACCGGGCGCATGTTTTATGCGCGGGTTACGACGGCCGGTTCGCTGTCGTCGGTCTCCTTTGCGACATCGGCCAGCGCGAACGACGTTGCCGCTGGCGCGATTGTTATCGAAGGACCGTTCGCAAGCAGTCCGCTCGACGCGAGCCCCGCCAACGTTCAGGATCTCACGTCGCCGTTCTCGGCGCCCGCGACCGGCACGCTCTCTCAGGCTGACGAAGTTGTCGTCGCCTGGGCGTCGATGAACGCGGGCGTCTCGACCTGGGCGGCCACGTCGCCGAACGTCCTGCGGCTCAACACGTCGATTGCGAATATCGGCGTTGCGATCGGTGCGCAGACGGTCACGGCCACAACGTCTGTCACCCCCGCCTTTACGAACGGAACCAATCCGGCATCGGACGTGCTGGGCACGGCGTCGTTTAAAAAGACGCTGCCCCGGACGGCGAAGCGGCTTCGCCTGCATCTGAATGACCTGAGCAAGGTCTGGCAGGACTCGGCCAAGACAACGCCTGCGACGGCCGCCGGTCAGCCGATCGGCTATGTTGAGGACGCCTACGGAAACGGTTTTGACGTTCGCCAGACGATCTCTGGATCACGGCCGACTCTTCGCTACGACTCGGGGATGAGCCGGTATTCTGCCGAATTTGACGGCATCGACGATTACCTTGTCAGCGTCAACACAACCTCGCTCAATCTCGACGAATTTGCGCTTTTCCTCGCTATCCAGCGGACCGGGAGTAATGCCTGGAAGCGGGCCTTCGCAATTTCGGGTGCCACGAACTCCGACACCACCGCCGATGCTCTTAGCACTCAGATCGACACTGGCTCTGGCACGTTTTATATCTTTACGGCGGACGGTGGAGCGCCAAAGACCGGGTCTGGAACCTCGTTTGCGGTCCACGAGGGATACAAGGTCGGTTCCTCGACGACCGCGCTGATCGACGGCACCGCCGGCACGGCCACGACGCTTAATTCCGCCGATGACAGTCGGAACACAAACTTTTATATCGGCGCCACGAACGTCGGCTCGATGGGCGGCTTTTTCGAAGGCCGCATCTATTCGATCGAATTTGACGGCACGTCGGGTCTGTCGTCGGGTGATCGCTCGACCATCCGCAGCTTCCACGCGACCGGGTCGTCCGGCGCAACGTTTAACGACAGCGTCTCTGAAACAGCGAGCGCGGCCGACACCGCAACGCTGGCCTCTTTTGTCACGAACCCGTCCCTCTCGGAAACGGCGAGCGCCGCGGATAGCGCCAGCGCCGCGTGGACGGGAACCCGCGGCGTCAGCGAAAGTGCAACGGCCGGCGACACGGCCTCGGCCGCGTGGACCGGCGCGCAATCGGTTACTGAGACAGCCTCAGCGGCTGATACGCTTTCGGGCGGGCTCCTTCTCAGCAGCTCTCTCTCTGAGAGCGCCAGCGCGCTCGAAACAACAAGCGCAACGCGCACGACAGCGCCCAGTCTCGCTGAGACAGCAGCCGCCGCGGACACGCTCTCGAGCGCGCTGATCGGCGTCAACACGCAAGCCGAAACGGGCTCCGCGAGCGAGAGCGCCAGCGCCGCCCTCGTCGCCACCCGAACGCTCTCGGAAAGCGCCAGCGCGGCCGATACGGCGTCACCCGTGCTGCTCGCCGTTGCGAGCCTTGCCGAAAGCGGGTCTGCGACAGACAGCGCGGCCGGCGCTCTAGTGGTTATGCGCGCGCTGGCTGAAACTACGACGGCCGCCGACACGGCCGAGGCCACGTGGACGACAACGGGAAGCCTCCTGGAGGCGGCCAGCGCCGCCGACACGCTCAGCGGCGCCTTGGTTGCCCCAGCCGCGCTGGCGGAAACAGCCAGTGCCGCCGACAGCACAAGCGGCACCCTGGTTCCGAACGGGTCGGAGGACATCAGCGAGACGGCTACAGCCGCCGACACGCTCTCGGCAACCCTCGTATCCGGCAACAGCCTGACCGAAGCCGCAACGGCAACGGATAGCGCTGCGGCCAGTCTGGTTGCACCGGCCTCACTGGCCGAGGCCGCCAGCGCGAGCGAGACAGTCGCGGCAACGGCGCTCCTGCCCGCCACGTTGGGCGAAACCGCTGCGGCGGACGATGCAACGGATGGGACGGTTAGCGCGGGTGAGCCGCAGGTCTACAGCGAAACCCTCGCTGAGACGGCCAGCGCCACGGATGCGGTCTCCGCGACCGGCGGACAGGCCGTCGAAAGCAGCCCCGGGGGGACGAGCGGCGCTTACGCCAAACCCGGTCGGGGCGCGCCGGGCACCTATGGCCCGCTCAATCCAAAGTCGCTCGAAAGCCGTCGCCGCAAGCGGCCTGACGCGGACGACCCGGACGCGCTCGATGCCGTCCCGGGCCCGCCCGATCCGGCACCGCTCGATCCTCCCGTGGTCCCCGGATCACCGGATGCGGGGGACCCGGTCGCCGACGACGCTTTGGCCGGCGCTCGCCGTGAGGTTGCAGTCCTTAAAGCGCTTGCCTTCGAGGCAGCGGCTCGCTACACGAGCGAAATCCAAGCTGCCGAACCGGCGGCTGAAATCTCCCGCATCGCTGAGTTTGAACGCCTTGAGGCCCTGCGCCTGGCCGAGGCCCGCCGCCGTGCGGACGAGGAGGATGTGCTTGTCGCGCTGCTGATGGCTGAGATGTTCTAGGCTGGACGAGAAATCGCCCGGCTGCGCTGCTGCACGGCCGGGCGACCAACAATCCAAATGAGGAATCCCCGTCAGGCCTCGCGAACCCAACAAGGGGCTCAGAATAGCAGACCGAGGGAGAGGAGCAAGAGCCTCGGTTTGCTGTCCAGTGGGGAGGGGCGCTGCTCCCGGACTGCCGCACCTTGCCGTGCCGCACTTATTTGGAGTGCGGCAGAAACTTAATTAACGGTGCTGAGCCCGCCAACTGGCGCTCATTTTTCCACAGATTTTTTTAGCGTCTCGGCGAGTTCCGGCGCTTCAATGGTGCGCGTGATGCGCTCGACCGTGCCGTCCGGGCGTGGCCGCGTGAGCACCTGATCAACCCTTCCGTCCGGGCGCAGCCGCAAGTCATTCGTGCCCAGGCTCCGCACCCGCAGGTTCGGGTTCGTGATGATGGGGCGAATGCGCCCCGGATCGTCTGACATCCGCGTCTCCTTTCACACTTCACTTCACATTTCAGTTTGGCGTGAGGGCTGCGCAACCGAGCGCGAGGCGCTTACGGGGTTTCACGTAGTGGGGTCGCCGTTCAACTCGGCAACCCGGCGCTGTCGGGAACCCTCACGCCAATTCCTTTCGCACCCCGCAGCGTCACCGCGGGCGGCTTCGTCCTGACCGTTATCAGGCGCTCGGCTCACGGGACCGCATCCCCGTGCTTCGTCTCCAACAACGCAAAGTGGACCTTATGACCGACACCGTACTCACGGAACAGGATATCTTTGCCGGCGCATTCAATGATGAACCGGAACCCTACACCCCGGAAACGCCTGAGAGCGTTATGCCAGAGGCCGAGGCTCTCGAGCTCGCGCCTGTGGTCGCTTCAGACCCCGAGCCGGTTCTACCCGATCCTGTTGAGGACGATCCGGCTCAGGCCGACATCGACCCCTCCAAGCCCAAGCCGCGGGGTCTCGTCGCTGAGGTAATTTCCGAGCGCCGCCGACGCCAGGAAGCCGAGCAGGCCGCTACAGCTCAACGCGAAGCGGCAGAAGCCCTTCGCCGGGAAATTGCAGAACTGCGCGGCATGGTTCAAGGCCGCTTCCAAACGCCAACCGGGCACCAGCCCGCTCCTGAACAAAAGCCGGCTCAGGCTGAGCCGGAGCCTTGGGAGGACCTGCCTGGATTTGTCCAACGGCAGATCCAGAAGGCTCTGTCTCCGACCGAACAGGCCCTGCAGACGCAACGTCTGGCCATGTCCGAAGAGATCGCCGTCGATAAATTCGGCGCCGAGACCGTCGAACAGGCCATTACGGAACTGCAATCTGCCGTCGCCTCCGATCCGCGCGCCAGCGCGGATTATCAGCGTATCATGGCGTCCCCGCTTCCTCTGGTTGCGGCGACGAAATGGTATCAGGGCGTGCAGCAGCAGCGCCAGGCCCAAAAGGTCTACGCCGAAATCGGCGCCGACCCGGCGGCCTATAAGGCAAAGCTGCGAGACGAATTGCTCGCGGAGCTGCGCGCGCAAGCGCCGGCCCAAGCGCAGACTTCCGCCGTTCAGGGGCGCCCGTCGCCTGTCATTCTCCCACCGTCCGTCAATCGCGCCTCGGGTTCCGCCGGCTCCGCCGACAGCAGCCCCGTGACCGAGACGGATATTTATGCAGCCGCGCCGCGGCGAATGGGTCGTCGGGACTAAGTCGCCCGCTCCCCCGCACAGCGCTTTGTTTTGAGGAAGGGCCGCCGGTGAGGCGGCTTTTTTATTTTCCATGGCAGTTACGACTACAGATTCCACTCTGAATATTCAGAAGTGGCGTCGCGATTTCTGGCGCGAATATCAGCGCGAGAACCTCTTCGCTCCGTACATTGGCGATGGGACCGACGCCGTTATTCACCGCATCTACGAGCTAAAGGACGACGGTGAGTCGATCACCTATCCGCTCGTCGGTCGTGCGAAGGGCGCGGGCACCGTTGGCTCCGCGACGCTCGCCGGTGCCGAAGAGGCGATGGACCAGTACGGCCACAAGATTTCGATCGAGTGGGCCAGACACGCCATCCTCCTCAACAAGAAGGAAATGCGGAAGTCCGCGATCGACCAGTTGTCGGTTGTAAAGCCCCTCCTCAAGGATTGGGCAACTTCCAAGATCCGCGACGACATCGTTTATGCGCTCGCCAATGTCGGCACGATCGGCATTACGGGCAACGTCAACGGGATCACGTTCGCGACGGCCACCGCCGGCCAGCGGAACACCTGGGTCAGCGACAATTCAGACCGCGTTCTGTTCGGCGCCACCACCGCCAACTACAATGCCACGTTCGCAACCGCAGCCCTCACGGTCGACTCCGTTAACGACAAGCTGACGGCGCCGGCTCTGAAGATCATGAAGCGGTTGGCCAAGAAGGCCGATCCGCACGTGCGTCCGCTCCGGGTTGAGGACGGCCGCGAGTACTTCGTGGCCTTCACGGGCTCGAATGCCTTCCGCGATCTGTCGAACGACGCCGAAGTCATCAACGCCAACCGCGATGCGCGCGCCCGTGAGGGTAGCGGCATGGATCGCAATCCGCTGTTCCAAGACGGCGATCTGCTCATCAACGGCATCATCGTTCGCGAAGTGCCGGAGATCGACGTGCTGGCCACGCTGACCGGTCTGGGCACCTCCGCGATCAATATCGCGCCGGTGTTCCTGTGCGGGCAGCAGGCCCTCGGCTATGCCGTTGGTCAGCTTCCGGCTCCGACCGAGCGTAAGGACGACGACTACGGGTTCATTAAGGGCCGTGGTGTCGAGACTTGTTACGGCCTCGCCAAGATCCAAAAGAAGCAGGCGGGTTCGTCTGTTGTGAAGGATTGGGGCGTGGTGACCGGGTTCTTCGCGTCGGTCGACGGCTAATCTTTAGCCTTGTGACAGGGGGCGGCCTCCGGGCCGTCTCCACCTTTTCGTTCTTCTGCAAATACCTTGGGGCGGCTCCTCACCGGGCCGCCTCCTTTTCCCGGAGAGGCGCATGGCGCTCGTGACCTATCAGCCTCCGGTCGACCCCGACATCCCGCTTGAGACGGTGATGTACGGCCATGCCTTTTGGGCTGGGGAACCTATCACCGTGATAGATACCTTCGCGCTCCAAAAACTCAGCAATCACACGTTCTTC